GCGACAACTGATGTTCCTATCCACAACCCAGTAGTAGTAAGATTTCCTGTTGTAGCGTCCCTTGAAGTAGCCCAAGCGGCGGATTCAGTTCGTATCCATCCCTCATTAGTTGTTACAACACTTGTAGGGTCAACATACACAGGAAATGGTGTATCTTCATTTACTCTTGCATGATATATGAGGGTATCACCAGAAACTGTTACATTAACTTTAACTGTAGCAAAGTGGGAATCCCAAGCATACGGAGCAAGAGTAGTAATTACTGTTTTACCTAATGAATCCAAATATGATATACTACCATCAGTATTCTTTTGCTTCACCGTATTACTTGACATCAACCATTTAAGGTCTTGAACACTCTTGAAATCCTTGAATGTATAAGTCTGCTTCACACCACGTTTGCTGAATTTGGTTTCAGTTGACACTGCAACAGTATCAAACAACGCCGTGTATGAAATTGAGTAATCCCCACTGTACATAGTGTAGTTATGCGGAGTTTCAGCCTTCATGGTAGCACGATACACACCAGCATCCACATACTTATCAAATTTCCTAAGTGGATTAAGTTTAGCCAGTACCGATATTTCCTTCACACTATTATCAATAGGCTTGTACAAACTGTCTTCAGTATCAAGATAATTAATAGGCGCTGTGTATAGTTTTGTTCTGAGCTTCCCATTATCAGCCTTGAATACCAGAGATTTAGCACCCCGTAAATGTACTATCTCTTCTCCAACTTTTGCTTTTGCTATTTCAGAACCAATAATGACATTTCTCTGAGCTTGTTTCATGCTAACAAATTTAACTTCTTGCTTATCTTCGCCACCAAGAAGTAATAACCCAGTCATTATAGTGCCAACTGCACCTGCTGTTAAATATGCTTTCCATTGTGTTCCAGTCATATTGTGTACCCCTTTGCACTAAACCCATCTGGACTAACTAATCCATATATAACAAGTATTAAAGCTATTAAAAATTCGATTAAATAAATAATATAAAAATGACTCCAAAACCATGCTTTCATATTACCCCCTATCTCGTAATTCACCTTCTTCTAATATTATTTTATATGGTTCATCATTCGCTGCTGTTAAAGCATCACCAGCTTGAATTGTATACCTAACTTTATTTACACCATCAATATAAGCACCAGAAACACCTGTTATTGCTACTGCTGAATAAGCAGCACCTGCTTGCTGATATTCCCAACCAGTAACACTTTCGGAACTATCTTTTGTCAATATAACAGTATCAGAATAATCTTTTACAGTTAATCTAAAGAAGGCTAATGTACCACCTCTCATAGGTTTCATTACTGCTTCAAACTGAGGAGTTGTGTCTTTATCAAATGTAAATGTATCACTATTAGTTACAGTAGTTTGTTCTGGTGTATTATCAACAGCAAAGGCATTAGTAACTCTTGGTTCACCAGCATCACCACCAAGTGAAGTTGCATCATAAGGAGTAAGTCTAACATAAACTGTTGAATCCTTTTCTGAAGTACCAGCATCAGAATATGAATCCCAATAAATAGTATGAGTAACCCCAGTAAGAGAAGTTGTCATTGTATTTAGATTACTTCCTCTACTTTCATCACTTGTTATAGTTTGTGCGGCAATTTTATCATCATTAAATCCAAAAGTATAACCACCATCACTATTCCAATAGTCTAAAGCAATCGTATGACCAACACCAGCATCAATCGTGTATTTCTTTGTTGTCGTACTATAAGTAACAGCAAAAGTTATTGTTCCTGTTCCTGTTAATGTGTTATCAGCATTCATAGCTGTTTGTAACGCAGTAGCTAATAATGCTCCAGTAGCATAATTACTATCAGGAACATCTATGTTAGCTGCTCCTTGGTCGCTTGTAAATGCCAAAACATCATTGGCAGAAGTTATTGTATAGAAATGAGTTCCTGTTGCATAATTAACACCATCTTCTGAAAATTCTATTTTTACGCTACTATTTGTTGAACTATTATTTAAAAGTACAAATTGAATTGCTATTGCTCCGTAACCTCCAGCAGAATAGGCATCATACGTTGTTGTTAAAACTGTTATTCCATTTACCTGTATTTTAGTATTTCCAGTAGGTACTTCTTTTTCAAGAACATCAGAAGCCGTGCCCCAATCAACTAATACATTACAATACATATCTGCTGAAGATGAGCTATAGGCAGTCTCAACATCTAACGTGTTCTTTGCTTTAACTTTGAATGTATATGCTGTATATGCTGTTAAACCGTTTACTGTTACTCTACCAGAAGCACCACCGCCATTCCACTGAGCGTATGTTTGCCATACTTCACTTGCATCTGTCCCACCATCAGCAGCTATAAATACCGAGCGTGTATTATCATATATTGCATATTGTACTGTACTATAATTACTATTATCACTAAAATCAAATGTTACCGTATCACTTGCTTCAACAGGAGAATCAGAAATGATTGTTTGCGCCGCTGTAGTATCCACAGTGAAACCAAATGTAGCACCACCATCACTCCCAGTATTTGTGTAATCAATGGTATGTCCAGTTCCAGCATCTATTGTAAATTCAAATGTAGAAGAATTGTAAGTAACAGCAAAGGTAATTGTTCCCGTACTTGTTAAGGTATTATCATTATTCATGGCAGTTTGTAAAGCAGTTGCCAAACCAGTTGGTGTATAATAAGCATCAGGAACATCAATACTAACAGGACCTCCTAAATCACTTGTCAATACAAGTACATCATTTGTGCTTGCTACTTTTATTTGACTATTAGCATTATATGTTGGAGTTCCTGGAATATTTGGAGTTGTCGCTCCAGCAGCCCCAGGACCAAATCCAGTTTCAGTTGATGATATAGGACTCATTATAAAGTCTCCACTTCTATAGCTTTTATTCGGATTTTCATGTCTTGAAAATCATTCTCTATTTCAGTTATTTTCCATTTTTTTACATTCATAGAAGCTGTACCTATTTGATATTCAATATCATCAAATCTTATATTTATAAAATCACCGAGTTCAAAATGACTTGCATTGATACCTGTTGTTAATGTAACTTCCCATCTTCTTTTTGTATGCCATTCAATAAAATATTGTAATAATTTATTAGCAGTACTCTCATCACGTATAGCCCAAGCCTCAAATTCAAATGTATTAGTTGTATTAACTAAATTATAAGATTCTGAAGTATATGTTTTTAAAATATCCACTGTTTGGCTATTTTCAAAATATGCTTCTGTCATATTATGTTCTACAGAAGCTTTTGTACCACTACCATTAGTCATATATAATATTTTATCATAATTATCTGTAGCATAATTTAAACTATATTTTAATATAAAATCATTGTAAACTTTGTTTAAATCAATCTTATCCAAACTATAACTAAATATTGAATTTTTAGTAAGTGATGAACTACTTGGTGTACCAGAAAATTCAAATATATCTAAATCATTTGGGAAATCAGTCCCAGAATTTGCAAAACCATTATTTACACTAAAAACATTTATTTTTAAACTTCCAAGATTATCCCATATAACTGTTGATTTACACTGTTTTGCTAACTCCGTAACAACTGCTTTTTTACCACCCCATGGAAATACATTATCTATATTTAATTTATCACTCCATTGAAAAGCAAATTTCCAACTACTTAAAGTTGTTCTTGCCGTAGTAAAAGAATCCCCAATATTAGCAGAAGGGAGTTCCCCTTTAACAACACTAAACCATCGAATTATATCTGATGGATTTTCAATTAATTCACTTGCTGTACCAGTATATGTACCACTTATATCATCTGCCAAACCCATACATTTCATGTACACTTCTTTTGGTAACTTAGAACTGTATGCTTTACAAACACAAAGATTTCTAAATTTAACAGGTTTTGCTGATATATTTTTTACAGCGGTTATAGTAACTAAAATATCAATACGAATTTTATCTAAATCAACATTACTAAAATAAAATATATGCTGTCCATCAGTATTTAAATAATGAATCTCTGATGCAAGAACACTTCCATCATCTTTATATACATAAAATGTCAATCTAACACCATCTGATACATAACCATTCTCTGCTAAAGTTTCTACAATAATGGCAATATCTTCTTCTTGCATATTTGATACCCCCCATGAAGAACTCCAATCTTCATAAGTTGCCCCACTACCTAAACCAACATAAGTCCCATCAAGCAACGCCCAATTTGTATAATCTGAATCAGCAGCATTTACTCCATTTACATCTGAGGCAGTAGGGTCAATATTAGAATCTTCAAGATGTGGTATAGCATAAACAAGCATTGGTTGAACAGCAGTTGTTACTGTATCATCCAAAACCATACGATATGGAAAATCAGCAGCATCGCCAGGTGCTATACTATATTGGGCATCACCATCTTCTGTTAAATTACCACATAATAAAACAAATGAATTAACCGAACTTTCCCATATTGCCCAATAAAATCCTGCTAATTTAAAAGCATGACTTGCAAATACAGCAGAACTTAAACCTGTCAAATATCCCTTTACAAAGTCACCATTACCATATCTGTTATCTGTATCTGTTTCATTTAAAAAACTCCCAAGATTCTTTTCATGTGTAAGTGAAGAAAAATCCCCAATAACAATAGGTAAAGGCTTCCCAATATTATCACTCGGGCAATTTAAAAAATCTTCAAGTTTTATAACATCAGATGTTAATTTTCTATTATATTTAAAATCATCATGTCTTAAAAATAATTTTAAAAATTTTTCATTAAAAGACCATTTATCAACTACACCAGACCATATATTCATTACATCAGTTATAGCAGAAGGTAAACCTGTTGATTTATCTTCATAACCAAGATAAATTCTTGCTCTTTGATTATCAGGAGTTATTGTGTTGTAAATCATTTTTAAAACAGGCGTAGATTGATTTACAACGCTGAATTGATTATACTCTGCTCCTGTGGGTATATGACTTGTATCATAGTCATAATCCCTACTGCTTAATAACATCAATTTAAGAACACTTCCTGTCATGCTTGTTATTAAATTTCTTCCATTTCTATTAAATCTAATTCTTGTATTTGCTTTAACTGATGTAGCCGTATTAATAGTTTCATTTAATTGCGTACCAGTATAATCAGTAGTTCCTACTGCTGACCATCCAAGAAAATCATTAAATGATGCCAAATAAATACTATCAGTAGTAAATGTTCCAGTTACTAAATAATAAGTAAAATCAGTATCAGATATATCATACAATAATGTTAAATCAATATAAGCATCTTCGCATGATGTAACACCAGCAGGAATATTAAACTGAAAATATGGTCTGAATATATAATAATATAATGAATCAGGGTCATATAATTGCCCAACTAATATATTTGTATAAGAATAAGAAGTTCCTATTGTTGCTTTTCGAGCATCAGCATATACTAAATTTCTACATTGAATATGTCCAGCTCCAACTTGAACACCAGCAGGTCTTGGATATATTGTTGCTTCACTATAAAACTTTATGGATTCACCAAGTTTTAATATATCAACATTAGCACTTGATACAACACCCATACCTCCTGCTGAATCAACCTTTTCTGATATTGTAATACCATTAGCAATTCTATCTGTATATCCTGTTAAAGCACCAGTTGTAGCCCAAGACTTTCCAACATTCTCTATATTGAGAAACAATCGTGGTCGGCTCCCCGTTAATAGATAATTATTTGTAATGTTAGTTGTTAAAGTCTTCATGTATTTTGTTCCTCTAAAAGGAAATTAACAATACAATACGAACCACCCATCATCCTCATAGAATAGCCATTTATGATGTAGACTGTATGGGTTGTTGCTCCATCATTCTCTGTCCATGTAAAAGCATTTTCAGAAAAGTTTACATAAGTAGAACTTAAAAAAGATTCAATATCAGTTATATCAGTTTCCAATACTGAACTGTAAGGAACAACTACTGTATATCTCCATTGTGTAAAATGGTCTCCTAAAGTATAAGTTAAACGAACACCACCTAATGTACTATCTGATATTTGATTGGGTTTTATTTCTTTTGAATAATCAGAAAGTAATCTTCCTGCTGTATCAAAAGTAAGAGTCTTTGTTGAACCTGCACTATTAGTATAAGCAAATGTTTCACTTGCCATTTTAAGCTCCTATAAAGTCAAGACTTCCTTCATTCCATGCTGACCGTAACATTTCAATAAGTTCCGATTTTCCTTTTGACGCAGAATTATTATTAAATGATAAATTGAATTGTCTATTATCATTTTTACCAGTTCCCATATTTTTTAAAGCAGTCAATAATGAAACTCCTAATGTATCAACTGCTGGTTTAGGAAATACAAATTCTTGTCCATGTACAACACCAGCCGGTTTTGAAGGAGAACCATAACCAGTAAACCCACCTGATTGAAATGGTAAACCTATTACTGATTACCAATCCCAGGAAAAGCAAATTTACCAGGTGATACCATATTAAGAATAGCAAACATAGCAGCTCTACCCGCAATCTGAGCTGCCATTTGTGATAACATCGCAGCAAAAGCATTTGAAATAGCTTGAAATGAAAACTTTGATTGGATAACTGCTTGACCAAGAAAATCACCATATCTATCTGCAAATTGAACAACGGCGCCAGTCATATTATTAAAATGCTGAATATTTGAACTTTCCATTTCTCTATCTGAATTAGCTTTTATTTCCTTTATTATATTATTATGTTCTGTTTCAAGTTGTATTAATTCATATCCATAAGTATCATGATTTTCTATGCTTTTCTTTCTTTGCTCAAATTCAATATCTTCTATTTGTAAATTATATTTTTGAGAATTAGCAATACGTTGTAAATCAAGTTTATGTTGCTGCTCCATAGTTAACCAATAATTATTTAAACGCTCAACATTTTGGTCTTCTTCTGATTTTGTTTTATCAGCATTAGCCCTTGCTAATCTTTGGTCAATTTCAAATTGATAATCATAAAAATCATCTATCTTTTTACTTCTTTGGTCATACCGTTTTATTTCATCCTCTACTTTTTGACTTTCTAATTCTGTAAAAAATTCTGATAATTTCGCAGCTTCTTCTCTTTCCTTTTTTCTTAGTTTTTCAGCATTCTCAGTTCCTTCTAATAATGCTAAAATGTCGGCATCAGTTAATTTCTTCTTTTCTTTAGGAATAATAGGAGAAAATCCTGTAACACCAGGTTTTAAAGGAGAAAACTTTTCTTTCCCCTCCATAAATGACATCATTTCTTTAACTGCTGGATGTATTTTAAATTCTAAAGTAGTATTAGCAATTCCAGCTAAATCATTTTGTAATCTCTGATAAAGTTCTCTTAAACGCAATAACTCATTATAATGTTCTTTTACACGGTCATCATTTTCACCATAATACTTTGTCAAATTTCTTATTCTTGCTGATAATCTTTCAGCTTCGGCGCCTACTTCAATCATTCTTTTAAAAGTATCTCTATTTTGCAATCGGTGGGTTCTTTCAATAGCACCATTTATTAATAATTCAAAAGCACTATGGACTGCCCCACTTTTTGTAATAAAATCTCCTAATGCTCCCCCAAATCCTTTAAGTGCAGAGCCACTTCTTTCCATTGTACGCACAAAAGATTGATTCATTTCTTCTGTAGCAGTATTGTTTAAATCAATAGCCTCTCGGTTTTCATTAATAAACTGAGTCATCATATCATAAGATTTCCCACCTAATGCCAATAAACCAACTAACCCACGTTGATTTACACCTAAAGCATTGGCAAGAGTAATTGAACCACTTGTTTTATCATTTATTTCTTTAAGCATTTTTACTAAGCCATCACCAGCAATCTTGGATTCTCCCCATTGAATCCCTAATACTTTCCATATCTTTCGCTGTTCTTCTGAAGGTGTGGCAAGTGCTTGCATCATTGAACGTAATGCCGTGGCGGTTTCAAAAGCATCAAGACCGCTTGCTGTTAAAGCAGCAACCATTCCATTCATAACTGAAAATTCAACATTTAATGTAGCAGCAAAAGGAATTAACCGCCCTAAAGCATCACCCATTTCTTTAATAACGGTTAAACCTCTATTTTGTACATGAAGATATTTATCCGCTATTTGTGTAGCTGTTCCTGCTTCTTTCCCATAAGCATTCATTGTCAATGCTATTAATTTAAGTGCCGTTGCTGTATCAGTAAAACCAGCAATACCAAGTTTAGCTGCTACTGCTGTATCTGTTATTGACCTACTAAATGGGATATTAGCAGAAGCGGCTTCATACACAGCAGAAGCATATCCTTCAGGAGATATGCCAACTGCCATAGCGGCATTTCTCACATTTTTTGAATAATTACTAAATGTTCCACTGCTTAATTGAAATATAGTATTAACACGTCTCATCTGATATTCAAAATCAGTAGAGGCTTTAATCATAGGAGCAAAAGTTCTGTCGTAAGCTTGTTTTAGCCCCCAAAGACCACCAGCTCCCATTATAAGCTTCTTGAAGTTTAAAGTATCAAAAGTACTCTGCATCTTCTTAGTTGAAGAATTAGAATGAACTTCAGCCTGTTTAAGGGCTTCAAGAAGCTTCTCATTTTGTAATTTTATTTCTACAAAAAGTTCGGCTAATGTTTGATTACCTGCCATCTTCCAATAACCTTTCAGGATTTTTACATCCTAATTGCTTTGCTACTTCAATATCTTCTTTAGTTGATTTAGAAGATTTCTTTTTACCACCCATAAATATTTCACTAACTGTTGCTACTTCATTTACTAAAATATGTATTTGTCGGACACTCATATTTAAAACATCATTTAAAGTTAATCCTGAATAATAATGTAATAAAAGGGCAATAGTTGTGTCCATTGTTAAAGGTTCGCCACTATTACCCCTTCTGAGTTTTTTTGTTCTTCCTTGTTAGGTTCTGATAATGATGATTGTAAACTTGTAATTTCTTCAATTTCTTTATCAGATAATCCAGTAAACATATTTTGAGTATCTTCAAAAGTAATATTAGGCTGTTTATGTAACAACGCCCTATAAATCATAAAAAGTGTACCATTAATTGTTACAAGTTCTTGCTGAAGTTCATTATCAGTAACAACTTCTTTTACAGCTTCATTAAGAAAAACAGTTCTTTCTCCTATTGATAAAGACCTTGTTGAATCAATAATCTGCTTAATACGCTTGCCTTTAATTAAATCACGGAAGGCTTCATAATCAGATAATTTTGTTTCTGTAATAACATAATTCTTCCCTTTTATCTTGATTTCCATTGTTCTTTCAGATAAAGATGTCATAATAAAAAGCCCCTTTCTTTAAACATCCCATGCAGTTGTTCTTGTAACTAACGTAAGTGTTCCATCCCCTTGAAATGTTACTGTTGCTTTAACTACTGAGCCAATAGGTTCACTTGCAGAAATTCCAGTAACATCACACATTCCCTCATAATACAATGATGGTGTTCCTCCTGCTGGGATAGCAACCCAGTTTATAAAAAATCTAACCCATTTCTGCAAACCTAAAAATGAATGATACTGTCCTGTAGTTAACCAGTAAGCTTCTGCTGTTGCAGTCCAATCCTTGATTAATGCAAGATACTGTTTTTCTGAATTTGTACCTCCAGCAGTATCATCAAAATCCGTTATTTCTTCTACATCAACCTTTTGGTCGAAAGTCCAATTATAGAAGCCAAGTAACTGAGCATCATCAGGAGCAGTTTTAATAGTAACAATAGCACCAGCAGATTCACCAGTTAATGCCCCAGTAACACCTAAATAAGCAGCATCTATTTCATCAACTGTCCATGTTG